TTTCTCGCTGGGTAAATAATCTAATGAAAAGCGAGAACAGCAACCACCACAGAACTCCACACAATGATCCTTCTTATAGAAAGATTTTGATATGATGAGTTCCTTTGGTGGTGTATAATCTTTCCCATTATAGGAAAATGGCTCTTTTGCGAGTGCTGCAAAATATGTGGTTACTATTTTGTCAAAACTATCCCTATTTGCCATAATTTCTCCTTTAGAAAAGCCCTGCCACTTTTCAGCAACAGGGCTAGGTCCAAAACTATTTCAATAATTCTGGATGTTTTTTGACTATTCTCCCTGACAGATAAAGAAAGGGCGTATCCAATGCGGCAATTATGAGTTTTACTATGTAGGTACTGACTACAATCTGAAACCATGCAGAAAAAGGCATTGAACCCAACAGAGCAATAGAACAGAAAATCAGACTATCAACCATTTGTGATGTCCAGGTACTTCCGTTATTCCTCAGCCATAAATGTTTCGGAAATTTCTTTCTGAGCCAATCATATGTGAATGTATCAAGTGTATTGCTTATCAGATAAGCCACCATACTTCCAAGTACAATTCGAAACATCGGAGTTAATAAAACAGTCAATGAATCATGAGCCCAATCCCAAGGCGCCGGAGCCATACTCAAGATGACCCAGGATGCTATTGTCATAAAGACAGAAACAAAGAAACCAAGCATAACAGCTTTCCGAGCTTCTTTCCCACCAAAATGTTCTGACAACATATCGGTCGATAAGAAAATCATTGCATAAAGAACATTACCACCAGTAGCACCCAACCCGAAAATGAACACGGATTTAGTTACCAGTATATTCATCATGACAATTGCTCCAGCCATAACGCCAATTAGACCTACTTTCCCGAACAGTCGAAAAGAAAGCAGCAGTAAGGAAAGACCAGCTATGGCCCATCCAATAAACATGAGTGTATTAATCATTACACCCTCCCTATTTTTTTAATGCTGGTGGAGAACTCCTAACAGCATTTATTTTAACCGAATACTCGGCTATTTTTTACAATATAATTTTAAAGTGGGTCTTTCTCCACCAGAAATAAATGTATGAAATTCCTTTGCCCATTCCTTATTATATTCTTCAGGTTTTAACATTGCACCATAACCTAAAGGATCATTTTTTGGAGGAACGCAACTAAATACTGGGCATCTTGAACATAGACATCCTTGATAGGTAAAGCCTTCATCCTTTTGTGGACATGTTTTTGGACATGTATCTGGAAATATCATATTATCTATTTTAAACATTTTAAACTCCTAATATTCTATTATAGAAAAATGATATTGGTTAATCTTCATCAACCACTTTTTTTCTGAATTTGCTATCCATATAAAATCTGCCAATATCAAGAGATTGCAATACCACAACCTGCTGCATACACCGCTTTCCTTCTCGCTCATATAACGACTGAATACGGACAATGCCTTGCTCCATTTCTTCATCTGTACTATTGATGGCAAACATCTTGGTTACATGCGCAGCTTTCTTTTTATTTTCAGCAGCATCCTTTCCTTTTATATCTTTACCCCATGCACTTGCCCCAACCTGAGAAGCAGCAACATTTAGGTTATTTTTCTTCTGGGCATATCCACGGATCTTGATCCAGGTATCATCAATTTGATGCCGCAAATCCGCCTTTATTTCACTTGCCATAATATCTGGATAATCCCAGATTACTACATCGGCAATAAAGTTTTCATAATATTCCAGATTCTCCATTCTAATTACAGCATCGGAAAAAGTAGATTCTCCTTCTATGAAAGATTCAATACGGATTTCTCCAGTTCTTGTAGCCTTTTTATATTTCTTCTGCTGCTTCTTAATATCTCTGGTATTTATACCTTCTCTTTTCTCTTCTCGATACCCTATAGAAAAGCCATCATCCTGCTCCTCGAAATACGGCAGTTTCACCTTCTTTGTATATCGTGGTTTTCCTTGAAGACTCTGCCAAGACCTTCTGACATATTGTGCCTCTGACATTTCAAAGTTGAGAATCATCACACTCAATCCCAACAATGCTGCCCTATGAGCTGTATACCATAATGCAAAAGATTTACCCGACTTCGGACCACCTAGAATTGCAACAAATTCGCCTCTGCTCATATTCCCAATAGCCTTACCCAAATCACCAGGATAAGAGAATAGTACCTCCGTTGTATCGTCAAAGGCATCCTTGATACGTTCTGTATCTTCAAACAGATTGACACCAGTGGATTGAGTCTCCTTTACACCTTTGAAATTGGATACGGAGAATTCACCTTGATCTGGATTACCCTCTGTGATCGCTGTATCCAGTTGTTCTCGCAATTGTTCCAACTGCCTAAGCTTCATATACTTCTTGGTATTTTGAACCTCATACACCGTATTGTTTAACTGAGATTCTGCCCATTCATCAGAGAGATTCTGGAGAAATTCAGAAACTAGTTCCACCTCCTCTTCATCCTCTAATTCTTTTCTTCTTCTGACATAGATATCCTGAATGTCTTTTCCCGGAGCACTATTTGTATGCTCGAAGTATTCAATACACCAGGTTGCAACATTTCTGGCATATATCGATTTGAAGAGATAGGCATTGATTACACCTTTGGTCTGTTTGAGGAACTCTGTGGAAGTAATCATATTGGTAATGATTTTCTGTTCCTCTTTCATTGAGATCTTTTTACGGTTGAGCTTCATCAGTAAGATTTTCCATGTTTGTGCGGTCTGGTTTTATTATATGCCATTTTTGCAAGGATGTGTTTTTCAATATCTATTGAATATTTTTGACAGAACACCATAACCACTTCATATAAAACAGATACATCCATATCATCTATACATTCCTCATTTATATTTGTTACAATTTTTGTTATTTGTTTTAATTGTTGTCCAATATTTGGAGATTTCCATTTTATTAAATTAAACTCACTCATTGGTAGAATATTCAGTTTTAAATAACCACACAAATCAAATATTCTCAAGTTTATATCGGCCATTTCATCCTCGAAAGTATTTTTAATTCGTTTTTCAAATAAAACCTGTAAGGATTTGTTTTTAGATATACCACACTCAGGATTAAATACCTCATTATGCTTTTCAATAGTTTTCCAATCAGCAAATCGATCATTCCTGTGCGCCTCTAAAGCTTCACCCAATTCAGAAACAATTAACATGAGCAATTCACCGATATTTTTATCAGGATCTACTCCAGACCCTTTACACGGAGCGCACTTCCATTTAGAACCATACAAAATCCCGTCCTTCTCCTCACGGATGCTGCCTCCTTTTCCTTCACATTTAGGACAACTGTAGAATCCTTTATCAATCATAGCCTGATGGTGTTCCTTTATTATTCCTTTTACATTCATTTTTCACTCCTTTCAAACATCATGGATAATAAGTCCTTATCCTCAGTCTCTTTGCCATCCATTGTGGCGTCTATATTTTCCCGGACTTCATCGAGTCTATCCACCCAATCAAGTTCAAGAGTACCTTCCCCCATTAGGAAATAAGCATTCATAGGATTTTCTTGTCCCGACCTTTCAAGTCTCGATGTGAACTGATCCAGCAAAGTAGGGGTTGGTGGCAATTCAACGATTGCAGCATTACAGCAAACATTCTGAAGACCATCCAAACCAACTCCACCAGATTTTATCTGTAAAAATAGGACATCAATATTATTATAGAAATCGGATAGAGCTTTTTCTCTATGGATACCAGTTACAGTCCCATTTATTTTTGTACTGCTGCCCTTGAAATGTGTATGAAGTCGATCAGTTACATGATGATGCCATACTCCAACAATCAGCTTTTCTCCAGATGTCATGAATTCCTCAATCCACAGACAAATAGATTTAAACTTCATATCAAATATTTCCATCTTCAGATTGTATACTTCATTTTCCATATCTTTTTTCGACATGGAATGGGTCTCGTATGTATCAAAGAAATTCGACTCCAACGCCTTGTATTTCGTAATCGATTTTCCAAGCGCCATTTGTACAACAGATTTATCCAGAGGTGGCAAATCTTTCAATACCTCTCTTTTGTGCCTTCTTATCATCAGCTTGGATACTTTATAGTGCAGCTCCTCAACATGAGAAACACCATCATATGTGAATCCAAATCCATTGTGCTTCTTTCCACAATATCGATTTATATACTTCCACTCATCTGGAAATATTTCTTTATCCAATAAATTGAGAACAGGAAAGAATTGTCGTGGTTTGGAATCGATTGGTGTGCCAGACATTGGGATAAATGAATCGGCTTTTTTGGCAAGCTTCTTCACAGTCTTTGTTCTCTGACTTTTCTTATTTCCCATCATCTGACATTCATCTGCCACAACGGTGTAAAAAGGTACCTTAAGCAGCTCCTTTTCCCAATACAGTACAATGTCCCAGTTTATTATATAAGTGCAGTCACGGAGCACATGCGAGGTCTGACCGTATAATACCTCCACATCCTCATCTATGATTTCTCGATAGTGCAAAAGCCATTGTGGTTTCGTAGAAGTCGGTACAATTATCAGAGCATTTCCATGTTTTAATGTATCTCGAATCCAGCCAAGTGCTTCAAACGTTTTTCCGATTCCCATATCATCTGCAATCAGTCCACGCCCTTCTCTGTATTTCAAGAACTGGAATGCCTCTTTTTGATATGGTCTGAGAAAGTGAAGATACTTTGGAACCTTGATATTATGATATGGTAATTTTGCTACTTTCTTCACAGCAATAGAATGACCAGCCAATTCTGCAAAGTCATCTGGAAAGCTGAAGTCCCAATCATGCAACTTTTTAATATTTTCAGCACTTGGTGGGACTAGGTAGGCATTGAATCCTCTGGAGAATGTTTTATGGTGTAGTGTCAAGACATGATTTAAGGTTTTCATTGCCTCTTTTCTGTCTGAATGCCTAAACTTAAATTGAACTATCAGTAGTTTTGTACTGATATCCACGTCAACTCTTTTCATTTTTAATAAAACTCTTTTTGCATTTTTGACAATAATGAAGGCCTGTGGAGATATTATATATTTTTGTTGCTCTTCCTTTACAATAAGGACATATAGTTATTTTCACGAAAACCCCAATTCCCTTCTAATATATCGGACTTCAGACTCTGGCAATTCTCCAGGATCAACATCTGAATCCATCTGTACCAATTCAACTTCTCTATTCAGTGCAGCAAGTTTATTGGCATGTTTCTCAGCCAATTCCTGTGCAGTAGATTCTGGATCAAACAGAATAAAAATCCGTTTAAAATATGCAATTTCTCGGATCTGGAATTCTGTTAATGCTGTACCAAATGTACAGAGAAATCCATCCCCCATATTCCATTGATCTACAACGCCTTCCACCAATCCACATTGATCATCAGAGGCACCAGGCCACCCATATAAGGTGTGTTTATAGTTCAAAACAGACTTATCTATATGACAACCTTTATACCTGATTTTAGCTGTACCAGTAACATCCCGTCCCTGAAAAGAAATTAACCTTCCACTCTGATCGACAATCGGAATAATGATTCTATTTTTATATTCCCGCTCCAGGGCATTTGATGTCTTATGACCAACAGCTCTAAGGTCATATTTATCAATCAGATAATCGGGATTGAAACCACGACCTTCAAGATACCTTCTGTGGATCTTCTTCAATTCGCCACCTGGTATATCTACTTTCTTGACCTGTCCTGCTTTCTTCTTTTTGAAGTTTAAGGCGGTGGTCATCATAGCTGATCCGGTATAATTCCAGATCAGGTCTTCTGCTTCTCTATTCCCGATTTTCAGATACCAGCGGATGACAGCTCTTAGAGAATGACCCCCGCAGCTCCAGCAAGAATAATACCCGCCTGGAATGTTGAATCCACCATAGTCGGGTAAATGCTTTCTATTACATCTTGGATTTACACATTGAACTCCAATCCATCCTTGACTGACTTTTCCAGATTCAGAAGCACCAGGTGGAAGAAACGGAATATTAAAATCCTTGCAGA